AGTTCTGGTGGTCTTTGACTTTTAACAGCGTATCACCGGAGGACACGCTTTCAGCCAGGGTTGCTCTGGCGTTGTTTAAAAATAACTGGCTCATATCACGTATCCCCTACAATAATGAGAAGATCGACTTCCTTCTCACGGCTTTTTGTGTAAATCAAAGGAGAAATCTTGTACCCCTCCCCACTGGTTCCGCCTTTAATCCAGATCTTTACTCTGTCTGGCTCAACACCCGTCTGGGTCACTTCAATCCCTTCAGGGGCCGTTATATCCACACTGACAATCTCATCATCTCCGGAGAGCCAGTTGCTCAGATCAATGTCGTAATCCAGATGATCCCTGGGTTGCTTCATAAACACATTCATACTTTCACCTCTCGGGAGCTGGACTGGACAACCACGGTTCGCGTGCTTTGGGCCACAAACACGGTGCGGCTATCAGGCGCCGGACTGTCGGCATTGATCTTATAAACATTGCGGCCCAGGCCAGAGCTGGCCAGCGCCATAACAGGCTGGGTGCCAATCACCCGCAAGTGCCGGGCGCCAGCCATGCCGTAGGAGTCCGCCCAAGGCAGTGACACCACCGCTTCTGACTCAATAGCCTGGATTGCCACGCGTACAGCCGCATTGCGGTAACTGGCGCCTGAGCTACCTGTAGACTCACTGGTTTGTACCGGTACAGATGTTGTCTTGGTAAACCAGAAAGGCTCGATAGTCGCTTCACTGACAGCCCGGGAATTGACCCGCCGTGCCAGCCCTGCCACCGCATCACTAGTGGTTGCCCCGTCACTGGCCGCCGTGCCTGTCATGGTGGCTTGCTTGTACGCCGTGTCAGACGCTACCGCAGTCACTTCACTGTAGGCCGTTACCTTGCCCAGCCTTTCTATAGAGACTGTGTTTACCGTGGCGGTTGCGCTGCTGGACGAATCTGCACCCACAGCGATCCAGTACCAGGGTGTTACCTTAATCTCCGCTGTGGCTACACTGGCTGAGAAAGCCAGGCGGTTTCTGACCGGTGTGGTGTCTTCTACCGTGACCGCTGCAACAGCTTTGGACTTTGCATGGACGTTGTGGGTTATCAGCCCGCTGCCGGGATTGCTCTCAGACGAAGCGGTACACAGCATAAAGCCGGTAACGTCCACTTCCTGTCTTGAGACACCCGTAGATTCCGCCCAGCCCGGTTGACGGACACCAAACACCAGAGGATTGCGGGTAGCGATTGTGTCGTTTATCTGGCTGATGGCGCTGACAGCACCATAAGCAAACGCAGTCGTATAGCTGGTACCGGCCAGAATCAGATCTGGTGAGCAGGCGGCAAAGGCTTCACCAGCAGACGCGCCCAGCACATCGTGCTTCTGGCTGACGACTCCGGAACCAATCGCCTCAGATACACTGGCTGACCGGCCACTGTCACGGGCGACATAGACCGCTTCAGCCGGCAAGTCAGCAGACGCTGCGGCCTCGGTCAGACTCTTAGCCAGAATGGCGCTGTGCAGACCGCGTGAGTCTGCATAGCCTATGGCTGTGCCCCGGTTGTACTGTTGGTTTACCTTGATCTTGGTAACATCAGACCGGTGATTGAACGACAGCGACCGGCCAATCACCGGCTTCGGTGTCATCCACCGTGTCAGGTCATAAGCCAGTGGGGTTAGGTCGGCCTGGCTTATCAGCGGATCAGACACACCCGGGATAATCCGGGTAGTGAGCGTGACACTGGTTAAACCAATGTCCGCTGTACTAATGTTGTTACTTTGCTCGTACCAGCCACCGTTTAGGACAAGGCCGTTCAGGGTCCTGTCTGCCGGTGCCGGGTCGCTGGTGACGTGAGACAGCTTGAGTGCATCGACGGTACTGTCCGCCTGCGCCTCACCGCTGCCGTACAAATACGGGTTCCTGATAGCCGTGCCAGTCGCCACGGCTTCAGGCAACATACCTTCAGCCGACACGTTGGTGATTTTCCAGGCGTCCAGTGCCGGCGCCGCGGCCCCCGCTTCAGTCGAAGACTGCACATAGGCCAGCTTGCGGGTCTGGGTAGGTGCAACCTCCACATAAGCGTTTGCTGTGCCCGCAGGCAGCACAACCCGAGTAGGCTCGCTCCCCGCAGCATTAGCCTGACCGGCAATGACCACACACCCGGCAAACGTGTAGCGAAGAGTGCCGTTCAGGATTAAGCCATTAAGCAATCCAGCACTAGACATTAACGCCTACCTTTTATCGAAGGACGATTTCAATGCCGCCCACGTCAATGGACAGGACATCGTTGATTTCCAGCGTTTTCGCGACGGTGAACGGGGCGTGGTACAGCATGTTGCCGCCGGCTTGTGCATCATAAATCGCGTAGTGACTGATCGTGACCGTCCCGTCAGCAATCGGCGGGAACTGGATCAGTTTGGCGTTATTAGACATAGAGCCATCGCCCGAGGCCGTGGGCGTTGACCACCCGGCACTAATCACGCCGCCTTTGGCTGCGTCTTGGCGCAAGTAGCTGGAGTCAGATACTTCAGTGCCCGTATTGCCGTCAGTCGGGTCTGAAGTAAATAGCGCAATGTATATGCCGGAAGGAGTAGGCAGCGAGTTGCCACGAAGGGTGTGCTCAAGGATGCCTTCTTCAAGATAATCGGAAAATGCAGACATGGTGTTCTCCTGATGAAAAGGGGTGTTCCGGGGTTACAGGAATGGCCGCGCCCGGACGCGGTTTCTGGCCTGGTTATGGCCAAGCCGAGAGAGGCGCTTCGCGTCGGTTATGGCCGAGCGGAAACTTTGTTCGTAGTAAGCGGCCAGCTTGGGGTCGCGCCATGGCTGGGGCATGAGCAAAAGCCGCCAACGCGCGCCATCGGCCACGGTCTCGCCCCATCGCTCCAGAAGCTCAGCCGGCGGTGTTTCGTGTGGTGATGGCCGGCATGCCACCTTCCCGGTCAACAGGTCGTTCTCAGGCGTCTCTGAAAACTCCAGAACGCGCGGTGACACTTGCCGGTACTTGCTGGCAGGCACCTCTTTTTCCCCGTCAAAAAGCTCAATGACCCGCAATGGCTCACCCTGATTGGCGATGACTCGAGGGTAATCGGTGGTCGCACCCGCCACGGCGTATCCGACCTGAATCCATGCGTCCGCCTGGGTGCAGAAGTCGCGCCCTGCTCGCTTGATCTGATCAGAGATGGTCATTAGCGGCGCATCAGGCACGTCCACGACAACTTGGTTTATCAGCTCATCCAGGGTCATGACTTGGTCCTCTGCGGATTGGCTGACATATCAGGCGCGTTTGGCGAAACTCGCTGATCCGTTTGCGCCTTGCCGGACAGCTGCTGCATAAAGGCGTTGTAGTGCATCTGGCTTCGGTTCAGGTTCGCCGCGTGTTCGGCGTCTTTGGCGTAGGCCCGGTACAGGATGTAATCGAGCGCCACCGGCGCGTAGGCATCGTTCAGCTTGAAGGATTCGCTGCCGATCGCATCAAGCCCTTGCGCCTTATCGTGCGGCTCTGGCACGGCTGAGTAGATAATTTCCAGTGCAGCCCCGGTGCCTGCCGGCGGATACACGTAGAACGTGGTCGGGTCCAGGTCATCAAACACGTACTGCTCAATATCCTGGCTGGCCGGGTCGGAATGCCAGGTTCGCCGCGTCGAATCCAGCGCCCGGCGGCTGGTGACCATGACGGCCATCTGGCTACTGCTGGCGCCAGAGTTGCGCACCACGTCAATCAGGCGCAGGCCAGACGCGGGAATTGCCTGCTTGGTGCCGGGTGTCAGGCTGAGCTCTTCGTTCACCGAGTAGGCGTCCGGCTTCATTTGCACGGCAGCCTGGTAAAACTCATTCAGCCAGCCGATCAATTCCTCGTTGGTCCAGCGGGTGCCGGAGGCCGTCACCTCCTGCAAAACCAGCTTGGCGTTGTTGATAACTGACGCAACAGCAGTGACGGCCATTGGTTACACCTCCCGCATGTGGCGCTTTTTAGCCAGCGCAGCGGTGTACGGGAAAAAAGCGCCAGTGCGCGTGTTCTGGATCAGCCGGCCCTTGTATTTCGGTCGTGCCGGTTTGTCGCTCAGTGGCGCAGCAACAGGCTCATCCGGCTCTGGCTCGCCCTTGTCATCGGCTTTGCCTGGCTCCGGCTCGCTTGCTTCATTGCTGTGCTCGTCCAGGTGGGCGTGAAGCTCTGCGCGTAATACGTCCATCGTTTTGCGCCGATCCAGTTCAATTTCTGGCTCCAGTTCACGGCCAATGGCTTCGAGCTTTTCTTTGCTGCTCGCCTCGTCAATGCGATTTTGGATTTCCTCACTCATGCGGGTACTCCTTGCGGGTATTAAAAAGGGAGACGACCGCCCCGGAGGGCGGCCATCAGCGGGCTTAGCCTCGCTCGGCGTACAAGTGGCCCATGGCTTTCGGGTCGATAACCTCATAGCCAAAGACGTTCAAGCCACGGATCAGCTTGCCGAAGTCGTTCGGGTTCGGCAGCGTCTCCATGTTGGTCATCTGGCTGGCAAAGGTCAGCGCCTTCTTGTGACCGAAGATCACGTTAGTCGCCTTGTTGGTGGTGGTAGCATCGGTCGCCACGTTCAGGTTGTTGCTGACGTACACCGTGAAGCGGTCAAGCTCGCCCACCTTGCCGTTACGGAAAACGGAGGTGTTGTCACCCATCGAGCTGGCGTCTCGCAGATCAGACTTCTTCAGCATGCCGTTCATCCACGCAGGGAGAACGATGTAGCGCTGATCGTCCGGCACGTTCTGCTCATCCAGGACAGAACCGCAATCCACGATAATGTCCATGATGTTGGCCTTGGTGATGGCAACCGGAGTGCCAGCTTCGCCCAAGTTGTAGGAACCAGACTTCACGCCAGCAGCTGCACCGCTGTTCTCGGCTGCGGCATCGGCGTACACGTCACCCATGATCTTGGTGTCGATGGCGATTTTCATCTGCTGGCCGGCGTCGTCGGACCAGTTATCCATCAGCTTGATGTCTGCCTGGTAGGCATCCACGTCATTCACCTCGAAGGCGAAATACTTCGCGGAATCAATGTGCAGCTCTACCTTGTCAGAGGTCGGCTTTTCGTAAGAAAGGCCGCCACCGATCTCGTAGTCATTGATGACGATGGACGGGGTGGTGCGAATTTGTACGGTGTCGCCGTGACTACGAATTTCACCTTCGTAATCCGTGTTCGCGATTTCTGCGAAACAAGTTCGCTCGTAGAGTTTTTCGCGGCCTACATAGCGTGTAGGTTCGACTGTCGCTTCATCGCGCTACGCCCTTTCCAGTTGATGGGGCGCTTCTCAATATCAAAACTGACGGTATTTGCCAGTTCTGATGCGTGCGATGTTGGGTCACTCAGTCTGTGCTGCTGCGCGTTAAGGGCTTTGATTGCCTTGCGGATGGTCTCTCCGTCTCTGAAGTTTCCACCCTTGGCACACCCCAAGAGAAAATAGGCCTGCCCTTTTTTGACGTGAAGATGTTTGGCGAAGTAGCCAAGAAACTCTGCCGCCTTGCTGGGCTGTGAAAGCTCAATGGAGTACAGGAAGTTATCGCCTTGGCGGCCAATTCTTCCTCCGAAGCATTTCTCGATCAGTCGAATGCCTGCGGTGTAATTCGGCGCAGCCATAATGGATAGCTTTGGGTAGGCGTAGCCTGTTTTATTGCAAACCTTGACGGCAAAGCTGCCGTCGCCATCTGCATAACCGGCTAGCCACTTTCTGGCGGGGAAGTTGGGCAACACGTCTACGCCTTTCTGGCGTATGACCTTTACCCTATTTCTTACCGCCCTAACATCCTCATCAGTCCGGAGAATGTCAGCGCTATCAGCCAGATCAATCATGTGCTCGGCGTGGTGCCGCTTTAGCACCATGTACTTTTTCAGCCTTTCCATTGCCTTTCTGGCAGGGCCGGAGCGCATTTGCAGCTCCACGTGATTACCGTCGAATTTCTCTCGAATAACGCCCCCAAATTGCTTTTGAGCGTATTCCAGTATGTGGCGGTATTCAGCGCGCTGCGCGACAGAGAACTCTAAGTCTGGGCGAGCATTCTTTCTTGCTCGCACGCTTAAGTGCCCGTCTGCGTCAATAAACCCTGCTAAGTATTTCTCGTTCATGTTCAACCATTATCCCTTCCGGGCCTTAGTTGGTATGTGCGCTTGCATCGGGTTGCCGGTCGGTTCCCCGTTATTTAGACCCAATTTGTACGATGGCCAGAATTCTCAAACCATCTTTCCGGACCATACCTCCGGGATGAAGCCGGAAGCGCTGGCGCTGGAGTAGTCAGGATGTGCGGCGTCGCGTGTTGGACCTGCCATGATAAAGCTCCTTCAAAAAAGAATCGGGAACCCGTCAAAGGCGCGCGCTATCGAACGCGGCCTTCTTTCTGGGCTCGGAAAATGTCGGCTTCCAGTCGCTGCGCCTCATCCCGGGCGTATTTGCCCTGAGTTTTGTCACGATAGAACTGAGTGATCTGCTGGCGCGTCCACGTGCTTTGCTCCTGGGGAGTCTGTGTTGCGCGGCTCGTTGCCGGATCAATCTGGTCATCGGGGATGGGGGTTGTGGCGCGTTGCGACTGCTGTAAAAAGGTGTTGAATGTCTGTGCCACCTGTTCGGCGTTCAGTGCCTGCTGAGCCTCTGTCAGCGCTTGCTGGCGCTGCTTTCCGGTCTGCGGGTCAAACTCGGCCAGGAACCGATGAAAGGCGGGGTCTTGATTGATGGTCTGGAAGTTCGGCACCAGGTCGCCCAGGGCGGCCCAGAAAGAAGCCTCCACGCTTTGGCGCTCCTTCTGCTCGAACTGCTGAACCTTTCGCTCAAGCTCGTCTACTTTCGGGTTGTGGCCGGTGTCACGGCTGGTCATGCGCTTAACGAAATCCACCAGGTCTTCACCAAACTCATCCTTGAACTTTTCCAGTTGCTCTTCTGAGAACTCGCTGGCGTCCGTGGCGGTCTGGTTTTGAGCTTGCTCGCTCAACTGGCGGTCGCGCTCTTTCAGCGTGCTTTCCAGGTCGTGGACCTTCTGCTGCAGCGCTGGCACCTCGGCGTTGTACTTGCCTTGCAGGACGTGAAAGCGGTTTTCCCAGTAGCTTTCTGAGCGCTTGGGCTCTGGCTCTTGGGAGCGCGTTTCGTCCTCGGCGGAGCGCTCGGTGTCGGCGGGTTGCGGCGCAGTTTCCGGGGCTTCAGCTTGGCTTTCGGGTTGCTCGGGAGCCGGGTTGTCGCCGGGGTTCTCGGTTGGCTCGAAATGCTTGGCGGCTCGATCCGCCTGCTGCTGAACGGAATGGGGTAAAGACATATCAACTCCTGATGGGTGAGCCGGTCATGGCCGGGGTTCACGATTCGGGGTCACGGATTCGCCAGCCTTCTGCAGTCAGGCGGCGAGCGTTCGCCCACTAAAAAACCGCCTCCCATTGCTGGTGAAGCGGCTTTCTGGTGGGGCCTGGCGAACCAGGCTTTATTGCTTGAAGCGGGTCTTGGCTACATCAGGGGCCTGCTCGAAATGGTCGATTAGCTTGCTGAGGCATTTGGCCTCCCCCTGCAGGCGCATTAGTTGGGTATGCTCCGGCACCTTCTCCAGCAAATCCCGCTGATCCTCGCGCTGCTTGCGGAGCCAGTCCAAAATTTTGCGGCCCTCGGGGGAGCTGGCGATTCGAGCCAGCGCCTTCCATTCCTGCTCTTCCAACGGGGTTCTCCTGTGGCTGCTGCATCATGCCCATGATCTCCAGAAGCAACTTGCGAGCTTCCAGCGGGGTCAGCGTGCGGGTTTTTTGGGTGTCGGCCTGGGTTTCTTCGACTTCGGCCTGAGTCTTGGCGGCATTGGCAGTTCGTTCCTGAGCCTGAGCGGCTTTCTCTTGCGCCTCAGCCTCCTTGATAGCCTGCTCCAGCTGCTGCATGGCCTGGCCAGCCTTTTGTTGCTCAGCCATGTTCTGCTGCATTTTCTCTTCGGAGGGTACGAGACCTGGCATGTCCAGCTTCTCGGCTACCGCCTCAAGAAGATCGCGGCGACCTTCCTGCCCAAGAATGCCCATATCGAACTCGTTGGCAGTCATTCCCAGGAACTCGGCGCGCATCTGGTGGGTCTGCTCACGAATCAACATGGCTGAAGAGCCTCGCGGCACAGCCTGGCAATCGCCTTTAATGGTGTTGTCGTCGCTGTACTGCATGTTGTGCAGCCACAGAGCCTCAATCACACGGCGAATCACGCCCCGGTCAATGTGGCGGATGGCGTCTTTAATGCCTTTGTTCGCGCTCTCCATCAGCATGGACAGGCCAGAGGCCGTTTGTCCGGCACCGCCAATCTTCTCGTTGCCGTAGGCGTAGCGGGGAATGTTGGTGGCGTCATCGGCTTTGATCTCGAACTTCTCGAACACGGCCAGCAATTCAGATGCGTTGCTGTTTGGCTGATAGAACCGAACGGCCGGGTTGTTGCCGGTGACGTTGGAGTCCTTGGTGCGCCAAACCTTCCACGGATAGATGTCGGTAGGATCTTCGCTCGGATCTAGCCGCTCTTCGTAAACCTCGACCTGCGGGCCTGAGCTGATCGCCAGGTTGTTCGCCAATGAGCGCGCCGTGGCGTTGCACATATCCTGTATATCGCCCATCAGCTCGGGGATGGCGATACCCCAGAAAGAGCCCGGCACCGGCTGAAAGCTGGCCTTGTGGTAGGCACGGCGCTCCAGCGGGTCGCGGTTGATCTTCACGCGAATAACGTGGCGGCCAATCAGCGTGGCCTCGACCTCGTATTCGCCCAGCGGGTCTTCAATGTCGTCGGGGTTCACACCCCACTGAAGCAGGCTTGTGCCCTGACTGCCGCCCGAGTAAACCAGCGCATCAATCGTTTGGCCTCGGGTCAGCCACTCATGGCCTCGCCCTTCCAGTTGTGCACGCTCGCCATCGGTCCACAGCCAGTCACGCAAGCCGTTTTCGCTGTGCTCTTCAAGAACCTTGTTAATGGCCTCGGTGTCGTAGGACGGCACGCCAATCAGCTTCTGCAGGTGGCTTCGGGTAAAGCGGGTGCGCTCGATCACATAGGCGCCGTCATCAATGCTGGTGGCGTCCGGGCTGGGATACAGGTCGAACGGGGAAATCCGATACCATTCCGGGCGGATCTCTTTGGTCTTGATCGGCTTCCAGCCTTCTTGCCAGGCCAGAGTAGAGACGCGGCGCAGGCTGTGGCCGCGAATGAAAGCTGTCGGGAAGGTCACGAAATCTTCAATGAAGGCCTCGAAAGCCTCATCCCACTTACCTTCGGCCATCTGGTCGGCAATCAACTTCTCGTGGCGCTCAGCGGCCTCTTCTGCGCGCTCCTGTGCGGCCTGGCGAACATGCTCTTCCGCCTTTTTCATGACCTCGTTCGGATCTACCGGCGGCAGCTGTTGGCCTTGCTGCTGCGCCTGTTGCGCCATGATCTGCTGCTTTTGCTGAAACTGCTCCATGAACTGCTGGAACACCGGCATCAGGTATTCCGGGGGCACGTCTGCAATCGGCGTTGGGTCCAACCCCCAGGGGTTCTCGTTGGCCGGCATCAGGATGTCGCGCAGCCATGCTGCAGCGGCCCGGCACTTGGTGTTGGTCAGCATCATGAAAATGGCACTGCCACCTTCGGACTTAATCGCCTCCATCTTCTCGGCCGGGTACTTACCCTGGCGCCGACGCAAGCAGTCCAGTAAGCGCAGTTCAACGTCCTGCTTGGCCATCTTGGCCTCATCCCAGGAACGACGAATGTGGGCGCTCAGGGAGCTTTCCAGCAACTCCTTCCGGCGCGCCTCTTCGTCGGCTATGCGCTCGGCTTCGTAATCCTGTTGCATGTCACCGGCAGAGCGGTACTGGAGCAGTCCCAGATTAGCCATTCGCGGCAGCTCCCTCGGTCATAATCTCGTACATGGCTTCGTTGAGAATCTGCTTATTGCGTCGCAGCTTGGCGCCGTTGCGCATCATGGGGCGAATGTGCTCGAACAAGTCGCGCAGATACTGGCCAGGGTCTTTTCCAAACTCAGCCAGATCGACGTTCAGCGTGATCCCGAAGCGGTCTTGCGTCATAAACTGCAAGCGAACCCCCGGCACCCGGTTGGTAACTCGGTGCTCAATGATGATCGGGTCGATCTGAATGTGATTCAGGTCGTTGCGAAACTTGCCGTTAGGGGTCGGCAGTTCAGCTCTGGCAATCGCACCTGCTACCGTCACTGCGACCTCGCGCTGAGTCAAGTTCACGTTGCTGCTGCCTGAATCAAGAATTGCCATGATTGCCTTTATGTATGCGCAGCCCAGTGCTGGCGCCGGTTCCGGGATTGGGGTTTGGGAGTGCTGCCAGTTTGAATGCGAGTAAAAAGACTCGCCCTGGCCAGTGTTTCGAGGGCTTTCGCGCCGTGCGATGCCCAGTCGTGCCGGGGTGAATCCTTGTAAATGCCTCGCTTGTCGTCCCACTCCTTGCGGAAATTGTCGAGGCACAAAACGCCGTCGTGGCACTGTTCCTCATTAATCCAGCACGTCGGCAGAAACTGGCGCACCGCCTGGATGCCCTCGGCGTGATTGCTGATCCTCGGCACTGTCTCGAACTTGATCCCGAACTGCGCGGCTACATCGGACCGGCTTCTGCCAGTGCCAAGCTCCCGGACAGCCAGATCGTGCGGCCCGTAATGCCCGCCGTATCGGTAGCCTTTCTTGTTCAGCAGATCGGCGTAGTATTCGATACCCTCACCGGAGCCTTCCAGGTAATCAATTAACCGGACCTCGCGACCAACCACCTGAGCAAACCAAATCGCCATCTGGTCGTTCATACCTAAGTCCCAGCCGGTGAAGACTGGCAGGCCCTCGTTGTACTCCACCTCGGCTGTGAGTCGGCCATTTTTGCGCAGCGTGGTCATTTGGGATGCGTAGTACGCGCCCTGTACCGACTGCTCAAAGGCCTCTTCTGGTGTGGAGGGGTACTCGCGCTGCATGTCGTCCTGCAGCACTTCCGACTTTTTGGCGTACCAGGCGCGCTGGCCGGCAGTTGTGTCGATGCCGTGGCTGTGTCTCAGTCGCTCGAAATACTCATCCAGGCGACTTGGGATAACCGCGCCCTCGGCGGACATGGTGTACGACGGCTCTTCCCACCAAGGGAAGAAGTGAAAATCAAAGTCCAGCTCGGTGGGTTTGCGCCCCATTTCCTGCAGCTGCCTGGCGCTCTGGCAATAGTCGAAGAAATACCCTTCGCGACCTTCAGCCGTTGATTCAAGCGTGATCTGGTTGCCAATCCCGACCGCTTCAAATGCACCGGTGACGATCTCTTTTGCTTTGGCCGGGTACTGGCGGCAGATTTTGCCGAACTCCGAAACGTGGAGCCTTTGCAGCGTTCCGCCCCGGTAACTGGTGGAGACGCGGATTCGGGAGCCGTTGCTAAACTCGTAAGCGCCAGTGCCGGATTTGTCGCGGCGAGGCACCGGGAACGCAAACCCCAGCTTTTCAAACAGCGCCTTCCAGGCATCTGGGATGTTCTCGTAAGCGAACACGATCTTGTTCTGAAAAATGTCTTGCGCGTCGTCCAGCTTGTGACAAATGCAGCCGGCGGTGAAGTTGGCCAGATCGGAAGAGCGG